CCACCCTTCACGGATGGCCCCCTGGCATCATCTATGTCAGGTGGCACCGTCGGTGGCCCCCTAGAGAGTCTCAGCGGTGAGCTCTTTGAAGCAGTGAACTTCTGTTACCTTGGAGAGTCATATGACACAATTGAGGATCAGGACCCGCGATACCCGTTCTTCGAAGAACAAGGTTATCGGTACGACCTTCACTCGAGACGCCAATGGCAAGGAGACCTTAGGGTCTCCTGTCAGTGACATTATCGCTGAAGGTGTGAAAGAGATTTCAGTGGATGAACTCCACGGAAAGCCTCCCTACCATACTGGTGGGATGTTCTTTCACTTTCGTTTGACGGATCCTGGTCCCAAGGTGGTCGCATCGGGTACCCTGTTTCCCCTCCAAGCTTTTCAGGGAGGTGTGAAGTCAGGTTACCGCGGAGGTTTCCGCATGATTAACCTACCGGCGTTACCGTCGCTTGGATCGGAAACGATCACAGCGCACGATGACTATCGACTAGGTGTCAACGAGAACGACCTCTCCAGCCTCGGGGATCGCGGCTATAACAAGCTGCGACCTAAAGTGGACGTTGGTGGGCTCGCGCAAGCCGTTTTGGAAGCGCGAGACCTTCCCCGTATGTTGCAAACAAGCGCTCGAGGCTTCCATGATGTATGGAAGTCCTTGGGCGGCAACCTCTCGGGGGACACCATGACTCCCAAGGGAGTCGCGAACCACTTTATCAACCACCAGTTTGGGTGGAGACCTTTCCTGCAAGACGTGGCGAATTTTTACGACGTCACAGTCAACTTCGACGAGCACGTGGCCCGGATTACGAAGGCTAACGACCGTTGGCAGAGAAAGGAATACCACGAGGCACCAATCTCAAGTAGTAGTATTGTACACGACGCACTCTGGATTAAGTCCAGAGATGGGTCTGCGTACAAGAGTTACTTCTCACCTTTCGTGAGTCAAGTAGCCTCTACGAGTCGAATGCTAGTTAAGCGTCAAAAGATGACGCGTATCTGGTATGTCGGCTCGTTTAAATACTACTACCCTGAGTTTGATGAGGGTCTTCAGCAGGGATATCCTGCTGTTAGAAGATTGAGACAAGCGCTCCGTTTACACGGGGCGATGATCAATCCGACCCTCATCTACAAGGTAACGCCTTGGACATGGGCTGTCGATTGGTTTGTCGGTGTTGGCGACTCTATTCAGAGACTCCAAGACATGGCAACCAATGCAGTCGCGTGTCAATACATGTACCTCATGCGTGAAACGTATGATCGGTACATGTTTGAGGCAACAGAGAGCACAACAACGGGTACGCAACTAACCGGTACTACGTACTTGGAAGTTCGTATCAAGCGTCGTGCTGCTGCTGGAAGTCCATTTGGCTTTTCCATGGCACCGGGTGGTTTAAGCCCGATGCAGATGGCAATCCTAGGCGCACTCGGCATAAGCCGCGTGTGACCGAGGATTCACCGACTTGGGCTAGGAAACCGGAATGGCGTTGAGTAAACCATTTCCGTCCCAAGGCTAACACTCCTACTTGATGGAGGTCAACCATGGCGTTTCCCGATCCGCAAACAGTCACCGTCAACGCAGTTGCTAAGACGATGGCTCGTGTACTTATCGACGGTAAGTCGGCTACGTACGCGAATTCGGACGAGAGCTTTATGCTCACGATCTCACATCTTAGCGCGACTGATAAACAGAAGCGCAACAGGGTAAGATCGATGGTCCGCATCGATCAAAAGGCTGTCGTGACGAATCCGTTGGACTCAACCAACGACTACGACACGCTCAGCTTCTACTTTGTCGTCGACCGACCCGAATTCGGGTTCAGCCAGACGCAGGTAGAACAACTCATAGCCGGGTTGAAAACCTGGCTAGACACGACGGCGATCGGGCGTCTCTACGGCAAAGAGTCGTAGAGGGTCTTGTGGGTGGGGCACTCGGAATCGCTACCATTTTGGTAGTACGCGGTTCTACGCCTTTTGGCGCACCCCGCTTGCCGACTGCCCACCCTCCAAAACAGCCCCACACTGATGTGTCCTTCCGGACGCATCTAAGACGTGCGATTTCTCCGTCGTAACTGTCTGCGGCACTTCGGTGAGGGAGACAACGTGGCTTGAAACTTTACCCCCAGATATGGAGGAGAGTTTGAAAAGCAACGTAAGTGACCCAACCATCGAGCTCATGCAGAGTGTCTATTTAGACGCTTGCATGAAGTGTCCCGCTGAAAACGTCTCAGATGTACGTGATCTGAAAACCATCAGATCACGGGTCAAAATGGAAGGCATATCGTTTTTAACGATAACCTTACCGTCTTTCTCGAAGACATTTGAAAAATGTCTAGAGAAAGGATTTGTCGACCCAACAGATTTTCCTGGTTTCAGGAAATCTGGAGCAATCCCCGCATTTTTGCGAGGTATGCTCGGTCGTCTCTTTGACCATGAGACAGGGAGGTTGTATGAAGAAGTCCCCCATGCTCCAGTCTTTGTTGAGGCGGTCAGACAAGTCTGCCTCCTCTTCAAAAAGATTGAGCTACCGTGCTCCGCTCTCAGAGAGAGGGAGGCACTGGAGAACTTCACGCAAGTTGAGCACCTTAACGAGGTCTTTACGCTTGATCCGCCTGAAAGAGATAGATTTCTATATCTTTCAGACTTACTTTGGGGTAGCGTGCTGGGTGATATACACCCTAGTGCGCTTATACCAAGGCATGGACCCGGCGCTACCGCCGAATCTATTTCCGGAAATCAGAAATATGATTGGCGTCGTTGGCACGAGCGTCTCGAACCATACTTTCCTTTCCTCAGCTACGCTTATAGCGTTTTTGCTGCTGGCGAGGACAGTTTCGAGAAGGTTACGTTCGTCCAACCGGAACAGGAACAGCCTGTAAAGGTTACGCTTGTTCCGAAGACCTTGAAGGGACCACGAGTCATCGCCATCGAGCCAGTGTGTAACCAATACACACAGCAAGCGATTCAGTCCGCGCTTTATGCGCGGATAGAACACTCAAAATTGATGCACGGTCGGGTGAACTTCACACGACAGTCTATCAATCAGAGATTGGCGTTGAAGGCGTCGCGCACAGGTCGTAGAACAACTATTGACCTCTCGGACGCGTCGGATCGTGTTCCATTCGATCTGGCCATCCAGATGTTCCGATCGAACCCTGATCTTCAGGGTGCGGTCGAAGCATGTCGCTCGACGCGAGCAGTGCTTCCTAATGGACGAGTAATCGGTCCATTAAAGAAGTTTGCTTCGATGGGTAGTGCTCTTTGCTTTCCGGTAGAAGCGATGTACTTTTACACTATATGTGTAAAAGCGCTTCTGGACAGCAAAAACCTCCCTTATGACATGAGGCACATCCGAAGGGCGTGCCGCCGTGTCTACGTCTATGGGGACGATATAATTGTTCCCACGGACCAGGCGGGTGTTGTTCTCGATTACCTTCAGCGTTACAACTGTAAGGTAAATCTCGGTAAGACTTTCAAGACTGGAAAGTTTCGAGAGTCTTGCGGGATGGATGCTTATGATGGAGAACGGGTAACTCCCGTCTATCTCCGTCAAACAGCTCCTGAGAACAAGCAGCAAGCCGGTAAGCTTATTTCTTGGGTCGCAACGGCCAATCTCTTCTATTTGAAGGGATATTGGCGTACTGCGTCTCTCATGTTCTGCACATGTGAGAAAATCTTAGGGCCTTTGCCCTACGTTTCCCTAGAAAGCACCGCGCTTGGACGGGTTTCTTATCTCGGATACGTATCCGCTCATGGGTGGATACGGAAAACCCAGACTTTCTCAGTGAAAGCTTGGGTTCCGAGGGCGGTCTATCGCAGTGACAGGATAGACGGCTACCCGGCTCTTCAAAAGTGTCTTTTGTCGTTGGAGAGGCGTTCGCCTACTCCGCGCAGAAGCGCTTTTGATATCTTGCTCGACAGGCAGCGGGGATTAGTTCCCGAGTCGGTCGACAAGAAACATCTAGAGCGAACTGCACGGCGCGGAGCCGTTACACTAAAACTCCGCTGGGTCCCGGCCACATAGGTCGGGGGGTGAGGCTTGAGCCTCTGGGGGTGC